AACACCCACCAAGGCGTTTCTATCTGGTGTACTTCCATCTCTAGCTTCGTTAAGTCCAGTTACATCTCTTATCATTTGTAGATAGTAATTGTAATTACCTATAAGGGCTTGCATTTTGTTTCCACCAGAACCTGATGTGATTTCTTGAATAGGTACCTTACCCGGGTTCATATCACCATCACTCGTATAACTCCTACCAATAACGGATCCTGTTTGGAAGTACATGTTTAAAGCTTCTTGTGGGTTGTAGTTAGTACCGTTACCTAAATCTATTTCAGCCAAACCATCAGCGTCTAAATAAACACCATCTGGAACCATTCTTGATAATACTTGTTGTAATTTTAAGTGAGTTAGTTGAATCATATCAGCAAAGCCTGTTACGCGTTTTACTAATGAATCAATTTTTCCATTGTACATTCTAGGCGCAACAATGTTATAGTTCATCTTAACTTTAGTAAAATCACTTTTAGGGCGCATCATGTTTTTAGCCATCTCCCATTTAAGCAATCTATCAGTACCAAGTATCATAGCGCCCTCATAAAGACACTCTATAGATCTTAACATTTTACCGTACCCACCTTCTTTGTTCTCTGGTGGATTAAACAAATCGTCTTTAGGTATAATTTTATCAGCACCTGTTCCAGTTTCTTTAACCTTGTAAACCTCGTTCATATAGGTTTTATAATTAAAATACAAAACCTGGATGGTGTTATTGTCTTCTTTGTCGTAGGAGTGAGTTGAATTATAGTTAGATCTATTATTAGATTTATTTTTCATTATATCTTCAAGGTCACCTCCGGATAGATGAGGAAACTGTTTGGCTAATTCGTTTACTGGAATTGTTTTTACTTCACCAACGTAATATATATCTTCAAAATAAGGGGAGTCAGTATAAGAGTATACTAGGTTAGCTGGATCTACATAATCAATAACAACTCCTTCTGAGGTGTTAAAACCTGTCTTAACAGCACCAATACCTAAAACGGTAAGATCATGGTAAAATCTCTTTTTAATAAGCTCATAATTGTTACCATTTAAAAGTGTGTTTAAGGCTTGCTCTTCCGCTATCTCTATAGACTGCTTATAACTTAGTTGCATGTGAACGTTAAGTTCGTCTTTACTTTCTGGTAAATCTTTTTGCTCCATCTCGCTACTTCTAGAATCTATACCATAGACAGCCGACTGATTGTCAAAAGCCTTACCATCCATATCTTTAAGTATATTTTCCATATACTCAGTTCTCTGCGCAACGCCAAATGGGTCTTGTGAAAAGGCCTTTATATCGTATGTTCTCTCAGCTATACCGTTTACAACAATATCAACAAACTTAGGTATGATTGGAACTGGCTTCCAGTCTAAATTTAAATAGGACAAATCACCGTTTATAGATAACTCATCCTTATATTTTTGTATAGACTGCTCGCCTCTAGCGTACAATCTTAAATCATGAAAATTACTGTGATTAGCTCTGTGTCTATTAGAACCTCTATCGTTGTTAAACCACTCTTGTTCTATTGCTTTACCTACTTTTAAACCATATTCATAACTAAGCTTCTCAGCGTCGCTTACGGTTTGACTCGGGAAATAACTTTTAATGCCAGACTCTGCCATATTTATTATTTGATTATTTGTGAATTATGTCCAGTATTACTATACTTGGAAATGTTTAAATTTAATGGTTGTTTTTCAACCTTAGCGTTTGGCGCGTATAAATGTCTATTGTTAGCCATGATAGCTAAACCAGAACTTATTGATGCATCATGCTTTGTTCTTTTGTTTATATCAAACTTTGCCCAATCATTTAACAACTCGTTGAAATAACAATCTCCAAGTGTTCCGTCTTGTTTGACGCCTACGTGGTCTTGTATGTACATCTCAATCGCAGCGGCGTGAGCTTGTTTAATATCTTCTGAAGAGTTTGGTATACCACCAACCTCTTTTTCCGCAACGGATAACTTGTTCCAAATTTTGTCCGGCCTATTCATACTAAACCCTCTATATCCCCTACGTCTCAGATAGTACAAGAGACGAGGTTTATTGTTCTCTGCGAGTATAGGCATCCCGTAAAATACTAAAGCCATTAGAACGTCCTCAAAGAACATCTCGGCTGTTGGTGGTCTTGACAAGTATTCTAAAAAGAAACTGTTTGCTGGAGCGTCTTCCATGCTGAATCTAGTTAGGCCGTGTAAAGCTCCTTTAGATCCAACTCCATCTACCGTACCTGATATATCGTAACTATCACAACCAAAAGCACCCATGTGTTCGTTACCTGGATACTTGATACCGTTTTTAAGTATTACTCTGTTTTGTATTTGTTGAGGTGGAACCCAACTTACTTTAAATCTTCCTTTTGGATCTGGATAAAATATAACTTGAGAATCTTTAATACCGTTCACCCATTGAAAATTACCTGTTGTAACTCCTAAGGTCCTAGACATTTCCTCGTTGTAATCTACTTGTTCGTATATCTTAACTAAGTTAAATATACTTCCTTTTGTTTCATCTCTAAACGCGTGCTCCGTAGTTCTTGGAAACTGACGGTAAAATTCATTTAAACCATCTTGATCGTCTTTTAAACCATCAACTTCGTTTTGCCAGTTATCTATTACACCTACATCTATTAATTCACCGTCTGGTGTAAGTCTGTCGATATCAGGGTTAGTAAAGACTGGAACTCCATACTCATCAATAAATCCTTCGTAGTTCCACTCCATTGGGATAAAAAGAGAGTATAAACCAGACTTTGTCTGACCATTTCTATTTCTTTTCGCGACATCTGAGGCATTGTATAGTTTTTTAAAATTCTCTCCACCCTTATCTAAAGCATTTGAAGTTGAGCCCATCATACATTTACCAATAATCCTAGAACCTAATCGTAAACATGTTTTTGTAACCCTCCAGTTATTTAAAATATTATCAGGTCTTTCCCACTTACCACTTTCATCATGTACTAGTAATGCTAGTTTTTCACCATCATAACTATTGTCTCCAGTGTTTTTCCAGTCAATAGTTGTATCTAATCCTTGTATGTCTTCAAGTTTTTCATTAGCCGTAATCTTTTTCCTAGTAAACTTACTAGCAGGTACGCGATAAGCAAGCTCGGACTTAGGACGATCCATACCATCTTGTACAGGTTTAAAAAAGAATGGATAATTAATTGATATAGGGACAACTTTGTCGGTAAACATTTTTTTAGCATCAGCTCCTGTTTTAGATAATATACCATATCTACTATCACTTGCAAGAGTGGCTAAATTAACCGTTTCCGCTGATGACATGAAAGAAAATCCAGAACGTCTATTTTTAAGGTAACACATTCCGTAACATCTTTTGTCTGCTTTACAAGCTTCCCAGAATATATAAAATAATCTGTTTGCCTCTCTAAAATCTGGAGCACCCACATCAATTTTACTCCATTGCAAGTACATGTATTGCGTACCTGTTATCCAGGTTGGTTTACCATTATTCGTGAACCAGAATCCTTCTTCCCTTCTTTTAAATTCTTCGTCTATATAATCGTACCATTTTTCTTTACTGCTTTCCGGATAGTTTCTCCAATCGAATATATTTTTAATTCTTTCCAACTCCTTGGGATACTCAAATTTCACCCATTTGTTCTTCGGATCTTTGTATACTTCTTTAGGAGCTTTTGGTAGCGCAATAACTAGCCCTTGTATTTCTATTATCTCACCTATCTGTCCGCTGTGAGACAATACTATAATATCGTGTTCTTTATCGTAACCGTATTTCCATTTCTTACCTTTGTTAAGACGACTGATTGTCGTTTTCTTAACTGGTTCAACTGTCTTAACTAAACTTTGCTCGTACATTATTTAGATCTACTTTCTGCGAATCCCTTAAAAGTTTTTTCCTTTGCCTCTTCAGGTGTTTTACCCTCAAGCAAGTTTTCTTCTTCTTCAATTCTGTTAAGTATCTCAAATGCGTCAAATATAGCTAATTTTTTAGAAGCCGCGGCGTTCTTTAACTTATCAGCTGTCAAGTCATCTTCAGAGTCAGTGACAATAGCTTCTTCACCTACTTTAATAAGTTCTTCAACTGCCTTGTGCCCAGCTTGGATTATACGTTTCTTCGTTTCCTTGATGTTCATATTTGATTGTAATAAAATTAGATAAAACTCGAAATAGTCTCTCGCCATCAACGATAAACTCATATTCACTACTTGGTCTATAACCAACTAGATCACCAACCTCAACTGTACCGTCAGAATATTTGACAATACCTTGTAAAGGTTTTTCAGACTTAGTGTTAAACTGGTCTGTAGCTTTTAAAGGTATTACAAAACAATATCCTTTTGGAGCTATCCACTTATCATCTCTTTTATATAAAAAGATTTGATCGTCGTTTATAAAGTAAGTGTCTTCATTAAAATAAGCTCTGCTATTCTTTTCAACACCCTTTACGTTATGCCATCTACGAAACACGTTGTGATGCACTACGACTGTATCCCCTACTTTTATGTCTGTATCACCAATAATAGGGGTTGATATAACCTCTGCTTCTCTATTAACGTATTGATGATTGAATATCTCCGTGTTAAGAATTAACTCTCCACCATCTAGTTTTTTAGTATTGTTATATCTTTCTCCTTTTGGCTTTACAACAAAGTTGTAAACACTTTTCATTAGTATTGTAGGTTATACTCTACGGATACAGCCATATTCTTGTTAAAGTCCTTCCAAGGCAATACGTCTTTATTTTTTTTGATATAGACGGAGAACTTATCGTCTTCCTCTATAATATCGCAGATAGTATGACCACCATACACTTCTTGCCCCACGGCATAGTGCATAGCGTCATTCTTGTAATCTTTACCAATACTTATTTTACGAATCAGCTTTGACATCGTCCTCGTAGTTTATTGTTCCGTCTTGTATGTTGATATCAAAAGTACCGTAGTCTTTCTCAAACTCACCTTGTAGTAAAGTTAGTTCATCTTTTAATCCAGCAATTTGATGCATCATCTCATGCTTTTTTAATTCTATTGAACCAATTTCTAATTGAGATCTATTTAAGCTATTTACTGTGTCTTGAACTTTCCTTAACTGCTCGTCAGTTATTTTCTCAGGTTTAATACCTTTAAGTTCTTTAATTTTTGCGTTTGTTCCTTTTGTTGCCATTTTATTTAATTTAAGTTAATTTAATTTGTTTACCTACATCCGTTGACAGCTGATACCACACCTGAGCTACCAACTTCCATATTGTAATTTCTACCACCAATCACTATTTTGTAATGTCCAGCTTCTAACACACCTCTAGGGTTAGCTCTTCTAGTTGAATACACTACGTCATTAGCAGCTGGTGACGTACGACTTCCATTATGGTAAAAAGTTTCACCAAGCGATCCTTCGAAACGGCAAGCGTTACTGGCTTGCATTGGTGAGCTTGAAAAAGAGTTGTAGTCCTTAGCTATAATAACTTCTTTTCTTCGCTTTACTAATATAGGTTTATTTTTACCCCTAGCTTGAGCAGAGCTATTAGCGTTGCCTAATGCCATTAGTATCCGAAGTAAGCAATTATACCCCCGTCAGTATCAGCAGCAGCTAAAGATACTACCGACCATCTTCCGTATATAGTCATACCAGCTGCAAAGCTAATGCTAGAATCTACAGCCTCACTGTTACCTCCAGTGTTACCATTAGTAATGCCGAAGTAAACGTTGTTGCTTTCAGTTCCACCATATACCACAGAGCTTGACGTGTCAGCCGTTAATTTATCAAACGTGGTAGCGCCAATCATAGTTATAGCGACAATTACCATTCCATCTGGTGGAGTTAAATCTTGACCATCATCATTATGCATGTGAGCACTACCTAGCTGCCCAAAGTTATAAGCTGTGCCTGTTGAATTTATTCCCATAATTTTATTTTTTTACTTTTTCTAATGATCGTCCGCCAAAATAAGCGCCGATCACAGTTATTAATACTAATTGTAATAAGTCTGTCCATTTAGGTTCGACTATAAATTTTATTGTTCCAGCATCTATAAATATTAATAACATGGTACACACTATTAAGAATATCAATACTAATGGCCTGACATTTTTACTAAGCCATGAGTCTGATTTTAAATCTGCCTCCCAACGAGAAGTTATATTCTTCTCCATCTCTACTTCATAATCACTTATAAGCTGCTTGATTTTAAGCTCAGCAGCAAGCTTTTCCTCTTTAGACGTGTGTAAGTTATCTATTACACCACCTACACTCTTTACTAAGTCAGCAGCTCCACCTGAAAATAATTTACCTAACATTTGCATTTGTTTTTAATTTTTTTGCACTTTTTACACTTTTTCATATTATTCGTTTCCATTGTTTGCATCGTTTTCCCAAGGAAAACCAGTGTCTCCAGCTTCCTTCCACTCCCCATCTACTAATATAGAATCTACACCACCTATATTCTGTCTTTCAAACCTTTCACCGTTATACATAATATGATCATCGTCATAGGCTAGTTTACCAATCTTCATATCAGTAGCATGCCTCATTTCGTGATTAATCGTTTGTCTGTATTGAAAGCTATTAGGGTCCAACTTATCGCTAACGTATATACTTCCATCCATATTAGCTTCACCCATGATACCATCGGCTAAAGGCATAGGTATAATAGGTGTCCCGGGAATAGACTCTATACCGCTAGGTTGTCTACCAAAACGCATTTTTGTTTTGATTTCACCACTAGTAGCTTCCAACCCTCTATTTTTACCTAGTTTAAATCCCATTATTTTTTCTTTTTCTTAACTTTCTTTTTAGGTGGTCTACCTTTTTTTGTACCGTACGTTCCTTCTCCTTGTGGCATAGTTATCTATCTTTATCTTTTATCATATCATCTATAGCTTTATTGTAAACTTTATCTGTATATGATTTATTCTTATAAAATACACTTCTCTCTGAAGTGGGTAAGTCTTCCTCACCTAATAGGATACGATATATCCTACTAATCATTTGAGAGCATTTCCACGATGTTTTAAATACTGAGTACTTAATCGTTGTTCTATTCCTGTGTCTCCAGGTTTCGATCCAACCTTCTCGTTTTAATCTCTCCCATCTGTTTTTATCCCATGAGTATGTGTAAACTCCGTTGATAAAATCGTTTCGTGTAAATCTTCCTTTACAATCTAAATAAATTAATAATTCTAAATCTGCATCTTTTAACCCGTAAGTTTTACAGACCCACTTTCTAGTGAGCCTGTAATACTTAAGGATATTCATTTCACGCAGATCCTGCGCGGTCAGTCTCAATCTACGTATCTAATGTAGTTGCAATTGAAGCTATTGTAGTAGAGCAGAATGTACCAGTTACATCATCTGCTATTTCAATAAATCCAGTTCCGTGAGGATGACCATTAATAGTAGCTAAAATATCTTTCATACACTGCTTTTCAGTATCAGCAGTTACTAATGTTATAGTAACGATATCCTTAAGACCACCAGCAGTAGCGTTAAGCTCGTTGTTACCAGGTAAGAATGTCATAACGACAGTAGTACCATTAGTTGTTTCCATTTTAGTCATACGAGATACTGGTACACAAAAAGTTGTGTCAACAGCGTCTCTAAAATAAAGCATTTTTTCCATTTTATTTTTTTTTAATGGGTTAATAATTAGGTTAATTGTTTTTGGGTTTAGGTTTATTGTTTATGGTTTAGGTTAATCCACTAGAACTACGTCACCATCACGAATGACCCGGTAAAGTACATCTTTCCATGATATGTCGTGTCCAGCATGTTTATCGTAATATATCGTATCTCCATCTTTTAGTCCTTCAACTAAATGTCCACACGATATTATTTTTGCTTTTAAGTACCTATTGTCAACATCGGTATCATCTGTCATTATAAGACCAGCAACCTTTTTAGGTTCTGTCTTTATTCTGTCTACTATAATATATCTATTAATTGCCTTCATTGTGTCTCATATTTGAAATTACACAATCTGCAGATATAATTGTTGACACTACACTTACTGCATTTTTAAGTGCCGATTTTGTAACCAAAACCGGATCTATGATACCAGCTGAGATCATTGTAGCTCTCTCACCAGTTACTACATCAATACCGTAACCTTCGTGATCTTCGTATCCATCCATCATAGTTATACCAGCATTGTCAAGTACAGTGTAGAAAGGAGCTTGAATAGCTTTTAGTAGTATCTCTTCACCCACCGCTTTAGCGGAGATTTTTTGAGATGCGTTTAACAGTGCCACGCCTCCTCCAGGCACTATCCCTTCTTTCAAAGCAGCTTTTGTAGCATAGATAGCATCTTCTATTCTATCTTTCTTTTCTTTAAGCTCTACCTTTGAATCAGCACCTACTTTAACCATACCAACAGAACCTGATAGCATAGCCAACCTTTGTCTGTGTTTCTTCTGTATAAACGGGTTTTTCTCCCATTTATCTATAGTCTTGTTAATACTAGCAATTCTCTCTTCCATCTCATCCTCAGGAGTCTCGATAGTTAAAACTGTATTTTTATCATCAGTTATAGAAGTATAAGCTTCTCCCAAGCAATCTATATCTATAAGATCTAAATCATCACCTAGTTGCTCGTTAATTACCTTAGCTCCAACTAGAAAAGCAAGGTCCGCAACAGTATCTTCTTTTGTTGGTCCAAAGCCTGGTAAGTCAATTATATTTACCTTAATGTTACCTTTTACCTTATTCATGAGTAAAGCAGCTTTAACCTGTTGTTCTACTGGGGCAACGATCAGTAACGATCTCTTATGCTTTATAACATGTTCTAATACTGTTTGTATTTTTCTTATGTTAGGTATTTCTGAAGATACTATTAATACTAATGGGTTATCAAGCTCACATATCTGCTTGTCCTTATCAGTAACGAAATGTGGGGATGTGAGTCCTGAGTCGATTTGAACACCGTCAACCACCTCGACGTATGTCTCTTCAGTTGGAGACTCTTCCATTAGTACCACACCATCTTTACCTACTTTAGTATAAGCTTCCGCTATAATCTCACCTAGTTCCGCGTCATTATTGCAACTTATTGAACTAACAGATTCGAGCATATCGCCTTCGATCTTGACAGAAATCTTATCTAGGTAATCATTCACCTTCTTAAGACCGGATTTAATCCCGTCTTTAATTTCTCTTGTGTTAACATCACTCTTGTTAACTTCTTTTAGCAATGATTCAGCAAGGACAGTAGCTGTAGTAGTACCGTCACCTGCTTCTCTCACTGTATTTCTAGCAGCCTCCTTTATTAAGGTAGCCCCCATGTTTTCTACCGGGTCAAATAAGACAACCGATTCTGCTACGGTTACTCCGTCTTTTGTTATGACCGGTAAACCTCGTGCATCTTCGTATATAACGCATTTACCAGAGGCACCTAGGGTTGATTTTACTGCTTTAGCTAGTTTTTCAACACCAGCTACTATTTTGTTCTTTGCGTTATCGCCAAAGTTTACGTCTTTGACAATCTCGCTTGGATGATTGTATTCCATTTAATTTAATTTAATTTAATTGTGCTTCTTACTTCTACTTCCCTATATTGAAAAAGTCTTTTGGCCCGTCAACAAGAAAGGTTTTTGCCGTCTTTTTTAGCAACTTGTAAGATTCCGTATAAGGTTTCGCCGCTTTCCTAATAAATTCTTTTGGAGTGTTTCCAAATATAGTAGTACCTTTTGATGTTTTTATCTCTGGTTTATCTGTTGTTTTTTCCTTTTTTTCATTGTCGTGTAAAGGCGATCCAATACCGAAGTTTCTTTGCATTGGTGATCCCTTCATCTTAAATGGTCCTGCCATAATTTCTGTTTGTTTTTAATTATTCAAAGGTTTTAACCACTTTTGGTCCCTTTGTTGCTTCTAGTTTATCAGTAAAGTGCTTAACACTACCATTTATAGCAGTTTCTGCACCTTCTATTGTTTCTCTACGCGTAACATCTTGCCATTGATCCTCTTTATCAGGGTTTAAGCATTCTGTTTGGTAAAAACCGTTGGGTAATTGGGTTATTCTCCAGTTTTT